GCGCAACAAGGGGTATCAGGTAGGCCCCTTAGATGGACATCACGGTATAAAAACCACTGAGGCGATTATTCAATTTCAAACGGATTTTAATTTGCCTGTGAGTGGTGAATTTGATTATCCCACGGTTAAGAAATTGCGTGAATTGAATGGGGTTCCGGTTACAAAAAATACTGCACTGCAACACAAACGTCCGACAACAAGCATGATTCCGCCTGAAAAACCAGCGGAAACAAAAACTAACCCAGCAAAGCCAGTTGGGTTTTTTGGTCGGTTAATAGAAATCATCATGAGGATTTTGAAAAGGAATTAGAGCATGAAGCCTTGGTACAGATCGAAAACAATCATCATCGCTCGATTGATGATGATTCTATCAATCATTCAGCAATTTGCTGTGCAGATTATCCCCGGCGAATATGTAGGCTACGTGTTGTTTACAGCGGCTATCCTGATGGAGGTCATGCGGTGGGTTACGACTAGCCCAGTTGGCACTTCGAAAGATAACAGCTTCACCGGCGGGAATGTGTGATGATTGATACAATTCTATCACTCATTACTGGCGGCGGCTCCACTCTGGCAATGATTGCCGGGCTGGTTGCCGCTGCATTTTACGCTGTGTTTAAAATCAAAAAATCAGGCCGCGACGAGCAGGAATTAAAAGCGAGAAGAAAAGATGAGCAAATTATTCGTAAGGGTGGTTCTGCTGCCCGTGATGCTGATAAGTCTGGCAAGTTGTCAGACGAGTTCTTCAGGGACTAATGCAGTCGCCTGTTCTTTTGAACCAATTCGGGCATCGAGTAAAGATACGTCTGAAACAAAGCGTCAAGTTGTGAGACACAACGCCAGATGGAAAGCCATTTGCGGCTAAAAGCTGGATTAATTTTCCGGTAAAATGAGGAATATTATTGATGGATAGCGGCGGAATAGATTTAAAATGGCTGATCGGCCAGGGAGTAGCCATTGCTCTGGCTGGTATTGGCGGACTGTGGAAGGTTTCAAGCAAGGCTAGCGCCGGCGATCGGGCGCTATACACCAAAATTGATGAGGTTAAAAAAGATTACGTCCGCCGTGATGACCACAAGGATGATATGCAGAAAATTGATAAGCAGTTAGAGAAAATGGACGACAAACTAGACCAGTTGATCGCGCGAAAATGACAATCATCAATCCTGACGCGATTTGTGAACTCTATCTCGGCTTTTTATAATTTTTTCTGCCGCCGCCTCAAGCCATTTTACGTGCTCTCCCGGTCTCACCGGGTCAATCCACTCGATTTCACAAAATATTTCATTTTCCGAAATCTGATAGACCACACCGGCCGTGGTATCGACCGGAATTTCTTTTTCATCAGGGTATCCGTCATCATTTATAATAACGATTCGCGCCACAAATCTAGGCTCTTGAAGATGCACTATGTGTTCACGGCGGTCTCCAGCGGTTGTTTTTTCGCCACCTATCAGCCATTCGTCACGTGGCCATGGTGTGTTCTGATTCACCCTTATCATTTCATTTAAGGCGGCATCAACCCATTCGGGCACCTTGCCGCTTTTCAGCCAGTATCGGATGGAGCGGCTTGAGACATTAAGCCGTCTGGCAATTGCCGATTGCCAGCCAACGCCCGTGCGTAAAATGGCAATCGAGGTGGATTTGAATTTTTCAATATCCATTTAAAGACTATCCAGGTTGATAGTTTCTTCCGAAACTATATCGTCGTCTGCGTCGAAACCGATTTCGGTAACGCTTATTGCGCCGCCTTTTACCCAGGCATTATTTTTTGCAAAATTTCTAGCCTCTGCCCATACGAGCATAGCATCGTCAAGGCTTTCTGTTGGGTATATCTCCCCGTTTTCCGTGGTGCTATCAAAATTTCCGTTTCCGATGGTGAATCTATTTCCAGCTTCGTCGTGCAGAGTAACGAAAAATAGGGTTTTTCTTTTTTTAATTTTAAATGTTTTCATTTTCTATTCCTCTACGCGTTTAATTTAATTTCAATAAGGTCAGAAGCCGTTGATTTAGTCAAAATATCATTTCCGATGATAAAATCCTCACCATCTTCTCCTTGTTCAATCGTCAGTTTTGCGAGAAAAAAACACTGCTTTGAAGTGGCTGGAATTTCACCCATATAGGCTGCGCGAGCAGCTGCTTTATCGATGAATCTGGCGAGAGATTTAACTTCTTTGAAGGTGTCATTTGTCATAGTGGCTATCCTTGCTCTACCGAGCGGGCTTTATTGCCCTGCTCTTTCCTAAATTTAGTAATTATTAGGAAGTAAGTCAAGAGGATATTTGCTTTTTTTTGGTAGTGTATCAGTTTGAAAATTTTGGAATTGCCACTGTTTCTTAATTAACCCGCTGGCCTAACGGTCGGCGGGTTTTTTTTGTGTTTTTGGCTGTTGGAAATCTCAAGTATAAGTGTCTAGTTAAAAAATATTCCAGTAAATCATTAATATTTTCATCATCAACCTTATAGGATTGGTCTTCCGGTTTAATGCAATATTCCTTGTTTGCTTCTCTAAATGGTTTTGCTGCAATGGTAAGAAGTGGTCTTAGAACTTCAACTAATTGATCGGCTTCTCGTGTGTATTTTTCAGCCGCGTATAAATACCTATCTGCGTCATTTCGTTCGGATGCCCACAAAAATGCTTTTTGAGCCTGTACGGTTTTAAATGTGGGCAATAGATTGTATTGTAAGATTGTGTAATTACTGTTTTTGGCTATGGGCATTATTGCAACTCCTTTGCTTTTCCCCCACATAAACAACACGTTCATGCATCGCCCTTGCCGGGGCCATAACGCCATGCATTGCCCTTGCCAGAGCCATAGCGGCATGCATTGCCATCGCCAGAGCCTTTAACAATTATCGACCCTGATTTCGGGCCGTGCATTAGGTATGTGCGGTATTCGCTTCCTTTCGTTACGGTGATAGTTACGTCCTCTTCAGAGGCCTTAATGCCATCGGCACCGTATTTTTCCCAAAATTCTTTAGCTGTGAATTCAATCATTGCTTTTTCCTTACTTGTACCTTTACGATATGCAAGGCATCTCCTTTGCCTGAGCCGCATCACCTGCAATTAAGTGTTATTTTGTGCGACCTACTGTTATGGAGTTAAAGTAAGTGTTTGAAATCATTATAGATGGCAATAACTCTTAATCAGCGGGTCGTAGGTTCGATCCCTACACGGCCCACCAATAAAAACAACAACTTATCCATTGTCTGCATAGAACACAAAATGAACGTGCGACTTGTGTGCGACTTTAACAGGTCGCACATCTGATTAAGGGTTACCATTGTTCCACATCTCCATCCTGTTCATACCAGGTGACCATTTTTGCAATGGCCGTATCTGCCATTTCCGGGTGCATGGCCAGGTAGTGCTTTAAAATATTATTAGCGCTCTGCAATGTGTGACCTGATACGGCGCAGATTTGCGGTATGTCAACACCGGCAAGGCCCATCCATGTAATGGCGGTAGAGCGTAAATCCTTATCGCAGAAACCTTTGAGAAGCGGGCTTTTTTCTTGCGCCTTATTTCTGACGCGCGCGAATTGCTTGCGATAATAGTCGGCGTTGAATGGCCGCCATAGTTTTTCGCTTAAAAGTACACGCGGATTAATGATTTTTGCCTTGTGTCGCCGCAGGCGCGATTGTTCCATGCGCTGATCGAGTTCGGGTGACGGTGGCACGGCAACGATGGCGCCGGTTTTTGATTGGCGGAAATGCCAGCGACCGTTGATTTTTCCCCTGTGCTCAAAATTGAGCCGGTCACCCTGGCGCTGGGCTGTCCACAGTCCAAGCATGACTGCATCGCCGATTTCCGGCAGGCCTAGGCTATCGGCTGCTTCAATCAGCGCTCTGATTTCAGCCTTTGAGGCAAAGCGGGGATTTTTCTTTGGTGAGGGAAACCGCAAGCCCAAAACCGGATTGACGTTAATTGAACTGGACCTATTTTCCAAGGTCCACGACAAGGCGGCTGAAAGAGCGCGCACCGCGCCGTTTGCGCTGGCAAGGCCAGCTTGTTGCCATATGTCGTTAAACATGCCACGGATAATTATTTTGTCTAAAGCCGCAATGTCGGATTGCCAGATCAGTGGTGCGTGGTTTTGTATAACGCGGGCCTTTTGTTTGTAGTCGCGCAAGGTTGCCGGTGATAAGGGTTGTTCTTGCCGTTTACCTATATCAATGCCCTGTTTTGAAAATCTCGGATTATTGGTGAACCAGTCATCAAACATATTGGTGACTGTGTGTAGTGTTGCCTGGCGGCGCTGGCCACGCCGGTTGGTGCGGGTGATGCTGTTGTCTTTGCGTTTTTGCGCAAGTTCCCTGCACAGCGCATTTGACCAGTCGAGCGCTTCACCCTGGCTAAAATATGATCCATCGTCATGCTTGAGAATTTTTGATTTATAACCCATGCGCTGCAGGCTTGGCCCCGGATTGAACCGTAAGCGCCCTTGGTGCATGGTGATATGGGTTATTTTCATAATAATATCCTTTCCGCTCAACCATCTGGTTTCGCGTCCGTTCACGGGCTGGCGCGGCTTACGCGCCGTTGGCCCTGCCACGTAGGGGCGGCCATTCCCCGCAAGATGAATCGTAAATGTTGTAGTTGTCAATTTAGTTTTATAGGTCCGACCGGAAGAGGGAGGATAAACTTCCGGCCGGATAGCCAAAACCATGCGGACCTGCACGCTCGCATAATCTTGGCAACCAACCACCCAGCCCATGCCCCGGATGGTCGGCTAACCACAATTAGGGATTGCGGTTTTGTATGAATTGCTGGTTTTCAATGACTGTGAAGCTGGTTTCTTCTTTGTCCGGGTGGATTTTATCGAGCACGGCCTGTTGTGTGTCAATGATGGTTTGATAGGCATCCTCATCGCGGATCAGGCTGGTTTCAATTTCCAATTTCTTGCGCTGATACTGTTCTTCATTTGCTGCTATTTGAGCGCGTATTTCCTCGCGTCTTTGATTGAAGGTTCTAAGCACTTCGGCCTGTTCCTGATCAAGCCTGGTGAGTTTCATGTCAATGCCGTGGGCTTCTATATCGCGGCCTGCAGCGGCGGTTTTCAATTCATCGTCGGCGGTTGCGATAAGGCTGGCCAGCTTCTTTTTTGACAGTTTTAAGACCGTAGCGGCATTGTTTTCCAAATCGATCAGATAGCTGGTTGGGTTGAATGTTTCGGTCATAGTTGTTGCTTTCTTTGATGGTGGTTTTTTGTCAGGTTCGCGCTTTGCTCGCTATACGGATGGCCCTCATGGTGTGCCTGTCGAACTCTCAACGCGGTTGATGTATTCGCTAGCGCTTTCGTCATTAAGTGGATCGGGTAAGTGAATTGCGAATTTGCCTTTGTAGCGTTCCCTTGGGGTTGCCAGTAAGTAGCGCTCGATTGCTGTAAAGCGTATATCCATCATCACCAGTTCGCCATTGATGGCATTGGCCAGTGAGCGCAGTTCATCGCTTGCAGTATGGGGGATTGAAATGGTCATTTTTTTTGCTCCATATCTTGCGCATCGCCCTGCTCAACGTGCGATTTGTTCGTTTCATTTGATTCTGTGGCCGCAGTGGCCAGTGTCGCTTCAACCAGTGAAGTGGTGGTTATTTCGCCAAACTCCTGTGCCGCCTGTTCCAGTATTTCTGGATTTAATTGCTCGACGAATATCGAGGCCATAATTGAGCAATAGAGGGTCTTGATTGCAAAAAAATATTCAGCCGGGTGCGTACCGCGCCTGATCTCACTGGCAATGAAACCTTCAAACTGCTGGGGAATGTCGGTTGCAATGAGCCGCCCGCTGCACTGAACTGAACTTTTATCGGACATTAGCCATTTTTCTGCTGCCTCGTCGTGGGATTTGATTGTTTCTATGGTCATCACACGGCCTCTTTTTCAACAAGGGCCAGTGCCATTCGGCCGGAAAATGTGAGCACCAGCCGGTGGCCGAATGCATTATTACTTTTCCATTCGACTTTTTTAACCAGATTATTGTTGATCAGCCAGTCGACCACCATACCTTGAATGCTCGGTCGGCCGCGACTTTTCCAATTTGAGCGCACGTTGTAATAGCTGGTTTTTGAAATGGCGATTAAGGCCTTGCGCCGCGCCGGGGTGATTTTTTGATATATATCTATGATGCTCATGGTTGCTTACTCTTTGTTGGTTCAAATCTTGCGCGTGAACACGTGCGATTTGAACTTTGGTTGGTGTTTTTTACTCACGGGCTAATCAGCGCTTTGGGCTGGCCCTGCCATGGAGGGGTCGTTGCCGTATCTGCGTTGCAATAATTCTCGCTGTTTTTGAATTACCGCCATGCCGGGGTTCGTATTTTCCAGTTTTGTCTCACACGTTGAGCCCGGCACGGGTGAATCGCACGATCCAAAACCACTGGAACTGGAACAAGAATTAATCCAAGCCTCGACCAAGGCCCGTGACCAGCGCCAGCCATTGCCCAAAGGTAAAGGCAGCGGCAGGCCGTTTTTGCGGTGCCAGGTCGCATAGTGCCGCTTGAGCATTTTTGCGCTCACACCAATTTCAGCGGCAGTTTCTTCCAGAGATAGGGTGAATATTTGCATGGTCCGACTTTTCCATTGTTGAAATTGATTCGCACAATAACTGCATTTATGAAGCCGTGGCAATAGTAAAGCTGCAAAAAAGTGGCTTAAAAACATTTTTGCAGCTTTGTGTAATGGATCGCTGGTAAAAAAATGCTTTTTTTGCTTTTATCGGTATATTTGGAAAATCGTTAATTCATCACGTCAAAACGCATAGGCGTTTGTTAAGTGGAAAGAACACCTGAAAATCCGTCAAAACGCATAGGCGTTTGTTAAGTGGAAAAAACGCCTGAAAATCCGTCAAAACGCATAGGCGTTTGTTAAGTGGAAAAAACGCCTGAAAATCCGTCAAAACGCATAGGCGTTTGTTAAGTGGATTATTCGCGCAACAGGGCGATGGAAACGCCCATAATTTTCACGGCATCATCATCGACCAGCACGGGCTTGGTGGTGCCGGTGGTGGATGATGTGATGAGATAGGGGGCGGCGTATTTTCTGAATATGGTATCGGCGCGATCTCTGGCCGGTGAATAAAACTGGGCGCAGACAATATCGTCGGTTCTTGGCTTGCGGTTTAGGTCTACTATCAGCACATCGCCGGGCTTGACGCCTTCCATATCCAGCATTGAGGTGGTGATGCGCCAGGCAACGCGGCCAGGCTGATTGTTGATCAAGGCGGCGGTTGCCTGTTGAAATGGAGTAATTTCCTTACTGTCATATATATAGGGTGCGGCCTCATTTTCTGACAGACCTTTGGGTCGGTTAGGAAACTCCATGATGCCGAGACCGGCAAAATCCGCAATCTCTGACAGAACCCGGCCGGAAAACATGCCCGTATAATTAGGGTCATTCATTGGCCTTTGAATGGTCGTTGGAGACCTGCCAATTTTGCGGGCAAGCTCGGCCATATTAAGGCGATGCTCGGACAATATAGCCCGCACCCATGCCTGCTGTTCGGCCTTGCGGCGTTCATAGTCATTGCTCATGGGCTGCATATTATAAGCGGTGGATTGATTAAAATACATATTACACAACACTTGACTAACTGCAAAAATGCAGTTTTCTTTCCACTAACAGCAAAAGTGATTCGGAAAGTCAAGCATGTTGTCAATTCAGGAAATTGAAGAGAAGCGCAAAATGGCAGGTATTTCCCGGCGCAAGCTATGTCTCGCGGCGAGAATACACCCAAATTTGGTTTGGCGCGGAATTACCGGCCAGACCTCGCCGCGACAGGTGACTTTAGAGAAGTTGGAAGATGCGCTTTTTGCGATGATTGCGAAGCGGGCGGTAATAAAAAATAAGGAGATAGAGAAATGAGTGAAAAAATCTCAATAGGCTCCAAACCTCAACTAAGATGGCTGGCCGTTGATTCAATTCGTGTGGATCATAATTATCAGCGCGGTATCAAGCGCAATAGAGTTAATAAAATTATGCGAAATTTCGACTGGAGCCTGTTTGGAGCTTTGCTTGTTGCTGAAAAACCGGACGGCAGTTATTGGGTTTATGACGGGCAGCATCGACTTGAGGCGGCAAAGCTGCACCCGAAAATCGACGAAATACCAGTGCAAATTTCGAAATTTGATAACGTGCGTGGTGAGGCTGCGGCATTTTTGGGCGTTAATGTAAATCGTTCTGCTGTCACAACCGTTGAACGGTATTGGGCGGGTCTCGAGGCTGGTGACCCGGATATGATGGCGGTTTGCGCTGTGCTGGATGAGGCAGGATGCGAAGTTGTTGGTGTTGCGGGTGAAAAAGCGTTGAATAAAACATCTGCTGTTATGGCTATTTCCCGCTCTATAAAAATTAATGGTGAAGCTGCCCTGGTAAAAGCATTGACGACAATCAGATCATCCTGGCCAACGCAGCATGGCGCGTTGAAAGGAGTGATTATCAACGCTCTGGCCAGCCTTTACCGACATAACAAAATAGGTATCAATCAGCAGATTATGGTCGATGTTCTTTCGGATGTTTCGCATAAAAAACTAACTGCCGATGCGGAAGTATTGCGTGATATTTCAGGCGGTTCAGCGGAAAAAAACATCAAGCAGGTGTTGATCTCAAAATATAATAAGGCCAAGGGCAGCCAAAAATATAAAAATTCTGGCGCAGGTGCCCGTTAAATGAGCCAATTGCTGACCATTGACGATATTGATGCAGCGCGGCGTGAAGCCGGGATCAGTATTTTTGAGTTATGCGCGGCCACAAAATTATCGCAAACGAATTATTCGCGCGCCAAGTCTGGCAAGTCGAAAATGCGCCCTGCAAATCTTTTCGCATTGGCAAGGACGCTGACTGGAATTTCTGGCAATCTGGATGATATGGCCCGGCACGGGCAGGGATTTTTTTTGGTCTATATGCCGGTGGCGGCGCTGGTGGCGCGGGAAATCAACGTCGATATGGCATTGGTGCGGCGCGAGGTGGCCTCGAAACGGGCAACACTTTCGGCGGACTGGATGCAGGCGGCGCGGGTGCGTGAATTTGCAACTTATCTGATGAATACCGGGCTGGGTATTCCTCAGGCGGCGCTGGCACGGGTGCATAATGTAACACCTGCGGCGATCTGCCAGATGATGCGCAAGGTGGAGAATATGCGCGATGATCCGGCCATTGAGGCCATGCTGGAACGGCTGGAACAGGATTTGCGGGTGGATATATGACTTGTTTTCTCTCACGGCTGTTCGGGCATTCGCCCGGCCTGCGAGGGCGCGCCGAAAAATCGGCGGTTCGCTCTTCGCTCACTTGCCGTAACGCGACAACTGAACCGATAGGTGAAGCGCAAAGCGCGTATGCGCAGGCACCGAGCAACGCGAGGATATTGCCGTGAGCAAATCGCAGAGCACCGCCGTAATGGCGCGGCGGGTGGAACCGCAAAACAGCCTTGACTTTTTCCCAACCCCGCCCTGGGCAACAAGGGCGCTGTTTCAGCATGTCTTAGGTGAGGGGCCTCACCCTAAAAGGCATTTGCAGACAGTCCTTGACCCCTGTTGCGGTGAGGGCCATATGGCTATCGTTTTGGGCGAATATTTTGGTAAGGTCGAGGCCAGCGATATTTTTGATTATGGTTATGGCGGGATGGCTGATTTTTTGCACCCGGATTACCAGCCAGAGATACCACAAAACACCTGTATTGACTGGGTGATTGCCAATCCACCTTTTAATTGTGCGGTTGAGTTTATCCGGCAAGCCCGGAGAATTTCCCTGCGTGGCGTGGCGGTACTGGTGCGGGTGCAGTTTTTGGAAACTATTGGCCGGTATAATGATTTATTTAAACACGAGCCGCCAACAAGAATTGGATTTTATGTGGAGCGGGTACCGATGCATCGCGGTCGCTGGGTGGTAGACGGCAAAAGTGCGACGATGTATTGCTGGCTGGTTTGGCAGGGTGGCGAATATGCGCGCGCACCAATATTCATCCCTCCCTGCAGGCGGAAACTCACCAACCACGACGATTGGCTGAATTTTGGCGGTTGCGTTGATGTGCCGAAAAAACATGCGGCGGCTGAAATGTTGGCGAGGCTTGAGAACGACCTGGCTTCATCAACTGCTTACCCGCTGAAACAGCAACCACTGCAAAAGGTTTTAGCTTTGAGGGGGCAATAAGTGAGCGCACGTGTTGACGCGCAAGCGAACGAAAAAAAAAGAGCGCGCCGCTATCTCGCAAGCGAAGGAGAAAAAATATGACTGATTTATTTAAAAACAAATCAAAATCGCACGTTGAGCCGGGCGATAAGCTGGGTGAAGCGCAAGATTTAGATCAACAAAGAGACAAGTATTGCGTTCTCTTTGGGGTTGAGCTGACTACTCAAGCCCGAAAATCGCATAGGGCGGTTTTTGCTTCAGCGGATGGAGATCTGCATGTCGGGCTTTATGACCCTGGTGATCAGGAGGCTTCTTTCGAATTGTCATTTACACCACAAAAGGCAGTTGATCTGGCTTCGCTGGTGTTGGCCGGTGATCCGGTTGCTATGACCATGCCGGGGGCAATGCGAATTATTTCGGCGTGCCTGCTAGATGCGGCTTACCGTGATGCCGAACGGGCGTCCCGTGAGGCCGAACGGGCGGTTCGCTCTTCGCTCACTTGCCGTAACGCGACAACTGAACCGATAGGTGAAGCGCAAAGCGCGTATGCGCAGGCACCGAGCAACGCGAGGATATTGCCGTGAGGGATAGAGTAGACATAAAAGAAATCAAGCACTTGCTGCAGGACAAGATCATTGATTTATGTATGCAGCTGTTGCCGACAGGACGGCGGGAGGGTTCGCATTGGGTTTCCTGTAATCCGGTGACCAATGACCAAAAGCACCACCCGGCCTTAAAAATAAGCCTTGAAAACCGCCCGGCCGTTGGTGCCTGGCAATGTTTTCGCTCTGGTGACAAGGGTGATGTTTTTGGGCTTATTGCCTATGTGAATTTTCACGATGTGAAAGATGTGAGTTTTTCCCCGGCAATGGGCAATGGACTGGCTCGGCATACGGCGCATGAATGTTGATGAACGCCGTGAGTTGGCCAGGCGCGCCAGCCAAACCCGTGTAATTCACGAACAAAAATCCGCAAGCAACCGCATCAAGCGGATTATGCTTGCTAATAAATTGTGGCAAAAGGGCCGGGCTTTTAATGTTGATTGCCCGGCCCGTCGACATGCTTTTGATTATTTTGCCGGGCGCAATATACCGATTGATCGGCAAAATTTTAATCTTGATATGAATACTTTTCGATTTTCCAATGCAACCGAATATTGGAAAATGGCTCAATACAAAACCGTAGATGGCAAGCGCCGTAAAATAAAGCCCGGCCCTGACTTTCCAGCCATTCATGCAGCGATGCGCTCGCCAACCGGACAATTGACCGCCTGCCATGTTACTTTTCTTGACCCGCAGCGACCGCAAAAAGTGAATTTGGGCAAAGAATTCCCTTCAAAAATGATTATTGGTGAGGCCAATGGCAGTGTGATTCGGCTTAACCACGGCAAGAGCGGCTTGCCGCCGGAGGATGATTTGTGCGGGCAAAACCTGCACGCCGCAGAGGGCATTGAGACCGGCTTGCAGCTTTGCCACGCCTTGCCGGATGAACGGCTTTGGGCGGCGGGATCGCTTTCCAACTTTGCCAATATGCCGATTGATATGGAGTGTTGTGAAAGCCTCATTATTTGGCGCGATAACAATATCGGTAACATGACGGCGCGCGGTCAGTTTGACCGGGCATTTGAAGCACTTGAGATGCATAGCAAGCCAATTTCGGTGATGAACCCGCCGGAACGTGACGGCGTAGATGATTATAACGATTTGAGTAAGCAGTCAGCGCGCGTGTTCACGCGCACGCGCACGAGAAAAGAGTGAGTGAAATTTAACCTGCTTAAATCGCACGTGTTGACGCGTAAGATTTAAGCCAAACAAAGAGAGAGAGAGACTAACAATGGCTAAACGAAAAAAGGCACAGAACAATAAAAAAACCACGAAAAAACAAGGAAGTGCGTCAGATCAGAAAATTGATCCAGATTTCGACCCGGCCATGCGTTTTGCCTGGAATGCGGCGTTCGCAGTCATTGGCCAATTGGCAGGGAAGTTTGATTTATCTGAAAACACAGATGAAACGCCAATGGGTGAATTTGAGGCCTTTAAATCCTGTATTCCTCAATTCATTCGCAAACACCCGGAAAGCACAGCCGAAATTGTGTTTATTCATGCCGGCATGAATGCGCTGATTAGCAAGCAGGTGAAAAACTGGACACAAGCCTGGACAGAATTGCCGACCCAACATCAATGCGCCTGGCAGGTTTTTTTGGCTACATTTTTGCTCGTCGACGATGCGCACAATCAGATTGTTGAGCAAAATCGCACATTGAGCGAAAGCGAAGCGCAAGATTTGGATCGAGCTAACAACACGCCAATCTCAGCCGGTGAAAGCATGATGGAGATGGAACATGATACATCTGAATTGACCGAAATTGGGAAGGCTTTGAAAGAAAAAAATGATGATGATGGTTCGACAAAATCACCATTTTAACTTGCCGGATAATTCCACCCTTCGTAGCAGGGCAAACGGCGCATAAGTCGTGCCAGCCCGCGAACGGACGCCTGCCCGGAGGGGCAGGCGGAACACGAACAAGGAACACTAAAATGAGTGAAGAAGAAAATACATCTTCCCGCGACCAATTGCGCTCGATCATCGAGCGGGTGGAGCGGCTTGAGGAAGAAAAAAAGGCGCTGGCTGACGATATAAAAGAGGTCTATGGGGAAGCAAAAGCCAACGGCTTTGACGTGAGAACCATTCGCACAGTAATCAGACTGCGCAAGCAGAAGCACGCAGATCGGCAGGAGCAGGAAGCCATGCTTGATTTGTATATGAAATCAATTGGTATGAAACCGGAGCAAGAAAACAGTCAATAATCAGCCGTATCATGTCAACCACTCCAGATCACACGTGAGGCAACGCCTCTCGCTCGATTTGTAGCATTAAACAAAGCTGATCGCACGTGTTTACGCGCAAGATCAGCGGCTAAAAAAAGGAAGCCAAGCCAATTTCCGCTTCAAATTATATCAAAGCCCAGTTCGCCGATGCCAAACGTGAATTAAAGCGCAATCGGCATATGCCCGACCCGGCCCCGGAATTTCCACGCAACGGTATTGAGGCCGGTAAATGGGAAGGATACCCCTATGATAATCTGCCGCCCGATTGTCCGGTTTCGGTGCATGGGGTGAATGGTGAAATTATTTGGGTATCTGATGCTAATGGCCAGCTGGTTGCGCTGATTAAAGGCGATGCGGTCAGCGTGACAAAGTTGTTTGGCCACCACCAAAATTATTGTGAGTGGGCTTTTCCGCGCTGGGCCGCACCGAAGAAATTGAAGAAAAAGAAGAACACAAAAAAGTTAAAAAATAAGGAAGAATTTGCGCCGCCAAAAATCAATGGACTGGAATATCAAAAGCTATTTCGGTGTTTTGTAGCCGAAGGCTCACGTCGCGGAATGTTTGACCCGGAAAAGCAGCACGAGGGCCGTGGTGGCTGGCGCGACAAGGGCGGAGAATTCATCTGGCACTCCGGTGAAAGCCTTTGGTCCATGCGCAATGGGCGGCTGTTATCTTCAGAGCCGGGCGAACACCGGGGCAAGCTTTATTCGGTGCAATATGATATTTTAACGCCCTGGCAGGAATATGTTGATATTGAAGAATCGCCCGCACAGCGGATATTGCTGGATTTTCGCACGTGGAACTGGGGGCGAGAAATTCTCGACCCGATTTTGCTGATCGGCTGGATGGTAACCGCGCTGATGGGTGGCGCGCTAAACTGGCGGCCGATTATATACACCACCGGCGGGGCCGGTGTCGGTAAGTCAACACTGCACGGGATCATTCAGGCTGTGCTTGATAGTGCGGTTATGGCAACGGCTGACACGACTGCAGCGGGCATACGCCAAACCATCCAGCAGGACAGCACAGCGGTGATTGTTGATGAGTTTGAGGGCGGTGCTAAAAATCGCTCTAAACGCTTGCCAGTGATTGACCTGGCGCGCGTGGCCGCCAGCGGTGCAGACAGCCACCGGGGATCGAGTGACCATTCGGCGCAAAAGTTCACTTTGAAATGCTCATTCTTTTTCTCGTCAATTCGGGTGCCGGAACTGGAAACCAGCGATAAAAGTCGCATGGCGATATTGGATTTAACACCCTTTGAAGAGCGTGGTTATTCTGGTGAGGATAAATTTGTTTATTCTTCTGATGATGGCCGGATGATTTTACGTCAAATTATGCAGGGCTGGAAAAAATTTACTGATGATATTTTGCCGGACTGGCAACGAATTTTGCACAAGGCAGGCTTTAACCAGCGGGCGATCGACACCTACGCAACACTGCTGGCGGCAGCTGAGCTGGTAGTGGGTAAGAATGTGCTGGATGACATGGGCCTGCCCATTGATGAGCCTGACAGGCTGGGACAGATGTTAGCTGACATGACAAAAATGGAGCGAGGTGAGCAAAAACCGGAATGGCTGCAATGTGTAGAGCATTTGCTGACCGCCAGTTTGGAAACATTTAAGGGCGGTGAAAAGCAAACGGTTGGCAGTATCATCGAATATCTTGAGGAAGTGCAGCTTTTTGAAGCGGATGATTTCAGGCTTAATCAGCGTAAACTTATCAGTGCCGGACTATCAATTAAAGCACCTGGAAAGGTGGACCATATTGAGGGACTGGCGCTATGCGTGCCGCCGGGCGGTCAGGGGATTGAAAAACTGTTTGAAGGCTCTGACTGGGAAGGTGGCGGCTGGATGCGCTCGCTAAAACAAGCGCCTAAAGATGTCGTGGTACGCGGCAGCGGTAACCGTTTTAAGGTGACGATTAACCGAGTTACACATTCCTGTATTTTTCTAGATCTAAAAGCCTTTGACCATTGGCAGAATACGGCGCGTAATGAATAGTTTTTTTATCCGGCTATTAATCCAAACTTCACATTAATGCCGCGACCAAGGGCCAGCGCGGAGCGCTGAATAGCCCGTGATATTGACTTTCTAACGTCAGAAAGCCAATGCCGCTGCATACTGGCGCGCTTTCGCGGCGCGCCAGTATGCAGCGCTGCCCTATCAACAGCAAAACGCATGATCGAGTGAGCGTAAGCGAACGACAAATCCCGCCACCCGCGCTATTACCCATGCCCTTTTATCCTCTCAATTTGTTTTAGCGCAATTAACCCGCACCCATACCCATTTTGAAGAAAAAGGAACTCGCACAATTTCACATTTTTAGGCAAATTTCAGCGGTTTTGTCGTGCGAGCACTTAAGAATAACTGGAGTGTGTGATGATGGTTTTCCGGCCAAAGGGCAGGTGCGGAGAATGTGGCAGTAATTGCCGGTAATTCTCCGGTAATTGAAAAAACTCAATAAAATCATAGGCTTATTGTGAGAATTACAGAATTACCAGCATATATAACTTATTCACGCGTGCGCGCGCGCGCGCGCGTACATATACATAATTACATCGGTAATTCAGTAATTTGTATATAAGTATATGAATTCTTTGGTAAATTACAATTACCAAAGAATTACCACAATAACAAAACGGTAATTTGCTTTTGGGGCTCGGTTGCTCGCATGAATAAAATATTACAATATATTCAGTTGGTTAGCATTTTATGGGCTTAGGAAGGCACACACACGCGCTGGAAATTTTGCAGAAAACTTTGATACCGCTCGACCGGCCGTGAAGAATGAAAAATGCAGAACAGGGAATGATATTTTATGAGTTATGACCAAAAAAATAATAAGGATCATCCAGGCACCAATGAAATTGCCGCTGATATTGAGCAAATTGCTGATGATCAACCTGACTTGTTGTTTCCACCGGATGAACTGGCGTTGCCTTTGCCGCTCGATGCGCGTGAAATGTATGCGGTTGAAAGTAAGGGGGTGGGGCGGCCAAAAGGCTCGAAGAACAAAAAAGATGTTGAAATTACTCAATATCTGCTGGCGCTTGGGTATCGTGATCCGATGCACGGTCTCGCCTCAATCTATTCGATGACACCTGTTGACCTGGCTATGAAGGTGACCGAATATCGTGAGCAATTGCGTGAAAAATTGATTAAGCAAGGTTTAGTTTTTGAGGCCGATAAAGTGCCACGAGCGCCGATTGACCCAATGGAAGCGCTGGAACTGCAAAAAAGCGCGATGATTGCAAGCCTGCCTTACTGGCACGCGAAGCAGCAGCCGAAGGATGCACCACCAAGCGATATTCGCCCGATGATGGTTTTCAATAATTTCAGTGTGAACCAGTCCAGCCTGAATAACGATGATGGAACTTTAAGCGCCGGGATTATGCCGAATGAAAAAACCATTGATAATCAACAGCTTAACGATTGTGTTGATATGCGACCTGATAGTGACAAGTCGCACTAATGCCCTAAGCCTTTGATTATTAAGGAATAACTTATGCATGTAAGCTGATTGGAAATCAGCAGGGCAATTAATTTTGACTGGATGGAATGGCCACCGCCTCAAGCCAGCCTGTATATGCCGACCCCGCCCCCACCCCTTGCCGTGAGCTGTAGGCGGCCGGAAATCCATTTTAAAAAACGAGTTCACGCCCCCCCACTATGGGGGGTGGCTCTCACACACACGTCTAGCATGAGCGCATTTAAGCGTGTTGTTATGAATTTAAACTGGGATAGGTGAATCGGGCAACGGGTTGAAAAGCTGCTGATAAAAAACCAGGAGCAGGGTAAGGGATCTACACTTGAAAAAAAATGACGGAATGGTGATTGATGAATATAAGCCGCCCGGTCCTGTTTGTGAGGCTTTCATTAAAAGTGAAGGGCCGATTGATCTGATAATGGGTCCCTGGGGAAGCGGGAAAACAGTTGGTGCAATCTATAAGGGGCCGTTTCATGCGGGTAACCTTTTTCCGGTTTGCAAGGACGGCGTTATTCATGTGAAGCTGGCTATCATTCGCAACACTTACAGGGAGTTGGCCAAAACAACTCTTGCCTCATGGCTGGAAGAATTTCCAAAATTTGGCCCCTATACGAAACGGCCGGTGAAGGAACATTTTTCAGGCGGTCAAGATCGTCCTGTCACACATACGCTTTCGTGGGATGTTATGCGCAAGTGGCCGGATGGATGGCGAAAAACGCCGGTGGAATTTATTATGGAAACCGGCGCTGTTTCTGATACAAATTTAAGCAGTTTCTTTAAAGGTTACCAAATTTCAATGGGTTATCTTAATGAAGTGGATTTGATGCATGAGGATGCGCCGGGGTTGCTTTATGGACGTACAGGTAGATATCCAAGTCGGGATTTCATTATGCCCTGGGAAGGCGAGCGGCTGGGCTGGGAAACAGATGAGGAAACCGGGGCAAAAGTTGTTATGCTGCCGCGTATTGTGTTTGGAGATTATAACCCGCCTGATCCGAGTAACTGGACCTATAAGCGCCATATTGAGGAGCCGGAAAAGTGGGGTGCTTATAATTTTTTTCATCAACCTTCAGGCTTGTCTGCTCAAGGTGAAAACAGGGCAGGAAAATCAAGGCGTGATTATGAAAAAGAAGAATTTGGCTTTGGCGGCCCGACAACGCCTGACAGTTTGCGCAATGTGCATGGTCAATATGCAGGGGTAATAAGTGGAACGCCGGTTTATCAGGGGCAGTTCTCCACCCAAAAACATATCTCAGATGAACCTTTGGAGCCGATACGGGATCTACCATTTTACATGGGCTTTGATGGCGGTGGTCGCCCTGCCTGTATCATCGGGCAATTCATGCCGAATGGGCAGTTTCGCGGGCTTCGTGAAATTTCCACGGTGCAGGGATCAGTCACTAATGCCACTCGTTTTGCTGAAATGGTTAATCATGTGCTGTTACGGGATTTTGCCGGTATGGTTTGTGGTGGAGCCTGGGGTGATCCGGCGGATTATATGGGGGCTGATACAGAGGCGGGTGACTTTGCGTTTATGCAAATTGTGTCACAAGCCATATCGGTAAATATCCAGCCGACACACAGTAACGAACCGAGGTTGAGAATTGAGGCGGTTTCAATGTCCTTGCGGGATATTGATGTTAATACGCCCGGCTCAATTTTTGATCCGCGCATGAAATACCTTATTCGTGGTTTTGTCTCGCAATACAAACTAACAAAAAATGCGTCTGAAGGGCGCACTGATAAATTGCAGGTCGATAAAAATGAGTATTCTCACCCGCACGATGCCTATCAGTATTTACAGCTGGGTTATCGTGGCGGCGGCATTGTCAATGCTGCGGCCGGTGTGGTGCGAGGTTCTAATATTATCTCAATCAATCAAAATAGCGGATCGGCTAAAGAGACATCAATATGGGATCTATAGAGGTGCGTGTGCCTGCCACGATTGACAGTCTACTGATGCTGGCTTCTGAAAAAGGAATACGGTTTGGCACGCTTGGTAAGGTCATATTTTACCAGTGGCGGCATGGTTTTTCTATGGAAGCAGGTGACGATCTGGGGCCGTTGGCGGCACTAATGTTCGTAATGATTGATGATCAGTCTATTGAAATGATGGGCCTGTTTGATGCACGGGCGGCTGCTCGGATGTTGCCTTTGGTGCGCATCGCGCAATTAAGCATCGCCAAAATGAGTGAAGATACAGGCGCAAAAATATATTGCACAGTTAGGCCGGAAAATAAATCCGGTGTCCGGCTGGCTAGTTTATGCGGGTTTTCCAGCCATAAAATGGATGGAAATATGATGCGTTATCTTTGGAGCAACATATGACAAAATTAGTAAAAAATGGATTAATTGGCAAAGTTTTAGGCCTTGGAAATAAGGATGCTGCAGCAGCTGCAGATAGCAGGCGGGCTGAAGCGCGTAATTTACAGAAAATTTCCAATGATCGAGCCAAAAGCCAGATACAGGCGGATAGTGCAAGAAATACAGGTTCAAGGCGGGCCAAGCGCGGCAGGCGGTTGTTGAATGAAAAAAGGACAACACTTGGATGAATGGCGACCTAACACCTGCGCAAAAACAGTTGGTACGGGCAAAACAGGCGTGGGCGCGCCGCGATGTCTGGTCCCCCTGGATCGAAGATGCCTATAGCTATTGTCTGCCGCATCGCAGATCAAACCAGAGCGGGGCGAAGCTCAATAATGAACGTATATTTGATATGACAGCCTCTATGGCAGTTGTATTTTCGGCCGGTAATTTGAAGAATGATATGTTTCCAACCGGGCAATCAAAGATTGAACTGGAACCCGGTCCGATTATCAAATCTCGATTGCCGGTCAATGAGGTGCGCAGCTTCGAGCGAATGTTGTCAAAAACAGGTGATCAGATAGACCCGTTTTTTAACCAGGGTGGTTTTGATACCGCTATGGAAGAAACTTTTCAGGATGTTATGATTGGCACCGGGGCGATTATGCCCGTGCGTGGTAATCACAATGATCCGGTATTTTTTGCAAATATACCGATTGATAATTTTGCCCCTATGGGTGATGCCTGGGGGCGCTTTAATTTTGGTTCATGGAAGCAGAAATTTACCTATCAGCAAATCAAAGAGGGCTGGCCAGATGGTAAATATGACAAAAATTTCTCTGAAAACCTGAAAGCCAAGCCGGATACCGAAGTTGATCTCTATCAGGATTTCTTTAAATTGAAGGATGGTCGTTGGCAATATGTTGCCTATACAGAAAAATCGGATGATTTTATTGTTCGCGATGTGACCAATGCTCAACCGATTGCACCAATAAGATATTCCGCTGGCGGTGGCGAAATGATGGGGCGCGGCCCTGTACTTATGGCGATGCCGACAATTAAAACCTTAAACAAGGCGCAAGAAATGGCGCTTCGGTCGGCTGCCATGCAAATGCTTGGTATTTGGGGGTATAGAGCCGGTGGTACATTCAACCCGGCAACGGTTTCCAGAGGGGCTGGATCATTTTGGCCGATGCAATCAACCGGTGGCGTATTGGGGCCGGATGTGCAGCGGCTGGATGTTGCAAGTGGCCGGATGGATGTGGCGCAAATGGTCATCGGCGGAATGCGTGAAGATTTAAAGCAGGCGCTTTTTGGCGATCAACTGCCAAGCGATCAGGGAACGCCGAAATCGGCTCAGGAAATATTAGCCCGTATGCAGCGACAGGGGCAGAATAATCGGGTGGCTGCGGGACGTATCAGCCGTGAAACCATGCCGGTCTTGGTGCCGCGCGTGGCTGAAATATTACATGGCTATGGATATTTGAAAACCCCGCTTTCGATCAATGACTTGACGGTCAATATTAAGGTTCGCTCGCCCATGCAGCAGGCGATTGATGCAGGGCAATTGCAAAATAATTTCACCTATCTTGATCTGGTTAATGCTGTTGCCGGTGAGAATGCGATTGATGAGCATATTGAGGCGGATGAATTGCTGAATGATGCCCGAAAGGTGCTGGATATACCGGTAAAAAATGTGCCGAGCGCCGCCAAGCGGCAACAGATCAGGCAGGATAAAAAGCAGGCTGAGCAGGATATGATGGCCATCCAGCTGGCAATGGAAGCTGATAAGAATGCTGAGCCGCAACAACAGGGAGTAGCCGCATGAGTAGTCCTATTTTTGGTGCTAAAGATGCCATGAGTGTGGAAAGCCTGATGGAAAGCGTGCGCAATAGCACCGATCTGGAAAATCTGGATGCAATGTTTGGTGATTTTAACAAAGGTAAGCCGCATAACGTGCCTGAAAATACCGCGCTCTTTTTGTATCGAATGCAGCAAACCGTTTCCGGGCGCGAGTTTTTGGAATGGCTAGCTGATGTAACCGTGCGTAATTATGATCCCATGCCGCAGGATAGTATGGAGCAAATGGCAATTTTTGCTATTTCAAAGCAAAAGGATTTGCAGTTGATGATGATGATTTGTCAGGCAATTGCAGATGGTGAGAAATTGGAAAAACAAAAGGATCCCGAAAATGAGAAATTTACTTGAGAAATATTTACCGCTTTTTGAATTAGAAGGTGGCATATCTTCCGGCGGTGCTGATGATCCAGGCGGTGCTGGTGGCCAGCAGGCGGAGGTTGCGGGTGTTGTCTCGCCTGCTGGCGAAGTTTACAAGCCCAAGGGTGTGTCGGATAGTTTTTTTGGTGAAACTAATGAGCAGACCATTGATAATATGGCCGCATCTTTGCAAACTTATCGCGAAAAGGCTTCAGCCAATCCTGTACCGAAGGAATCAAGCGGATATGAATTAGGCGAAGTCTCTGGTGATTTAAAGCCTTTTTTGGATAATCTGGCTGATGATCCAGCCTTTGAGGCTGCAAAGTCTATGGCCCTGAAAAACGAATTGAGCACCTCTCAATTCAGCGGTTTTATTACTGATGTGGTCGGTGAATGGTTTCAGGCCGGATTATTTTCAGATGTTGTTGATGCGGAAAAAGAACGCATGGAACTGGTTCCTGATCACGCCAATCTGGCCAATCCTCAAGATCAGTCGATTGCCATTGATGCGCGTATTAATGACAATATTGATTGGGTTGAAACTGCGCTGGTTGGTAAGGGGATGGCCAAGGAAGATGCTGAATTTCTGACTGGTGCTCTGGCTGATCGTGCCGCCGGTCATCGTTCTATTGAATTTTTGCGTAATCTGATTGATGGCGCATCTTCACAACCGCTTGGTGGTGGTGGAAGTAGTGATACGAGCATTCGAGATCAGCTTATCGCGCGTGAGCAGGATCCTCGCAATGATCCGAAAAACCCGAAATACCAGCCTGGATATGCAGCACAAACGCTGGAAATGTGGAAAAACATATCATAAGACGCAATTAACACACCCTGACGGGTCGTATTCTTTCTATAGCTGAATGAGTGCGACCCGTCCCTAAGTTAACCATTGGCCTTTTTGGCCGAACGTGGCGGCAGATGGCTTCGACCTCTTGAGTAATTAACGATTATTTAATGAGGAATTAAAAATGTCTACCAATGCACCACAATGGTTTTCTGAAATGATGACCACAAAAATTACGCAGGCGCGCCAGGCGCGCGGCAAGCGGCTGGCCGGGACGACCCGGCGGGGTGACGTAAAGGAAAAGAAAGTTATTTTTCCAATCGGCGGCCGTGGCGAAGCCTATAAATTGACTGGCGCAATCCAAAAAGTAAAGCCCATGAATGCGGACCGAAAAAAGGTTTCTGTTGACATGGAGGACTTTGAGACCAGTGAATGGATAAATACGCCTGATCTTGAAAAGATGGGGCCCAACGAACTGCAGCAAACTGCGCAGGAATTGGCCTTTGCTATTAACCGCAGGGAAGATCAAATTCAATGGGATGCGACATCTGCTTTTGCGGCTGATCCCGGCGTTATTAAGGTTGGCAGTAATTTAAAAGTTGCTGATCCTTTGATCTTGAATGCGACCAAGGCAAAACTACGGGGCACCGGTGATAATGGCGCTTACGATATTTTTTGCCCCGTGCCTGAAATGGTTATGGAGCAGTTAAAATTGTGGAAGCAATTTTCTCGGTCAGACTGGGTTGGTGATCGTGATCTTCCGATGCTGAACATGCGTGATATGGCCCCAAAGCATTATAACGGTGTGATTTATTTCACGTTGCCGGATGAGTATTTTAAGAATGCTGCCGGGGATGACATCGGTGATGGCGGTGCCACGGATTTTTTCACCTATATGTGGGCAAGCGATGCGCTTGGTGTGGAAACCAACTGGGATAAACAGCAGCCGAGTTTTACCCAGCATAAAGATTATGAGGGATCACCCTGGCTCGGCAAAGTCGGCATGGGTGGTGCTGCGGTTGGCATTCTTCCAAAGGGGATGGCGCGCATTCAGCTCAAAACTTTGACTGACCTTGTTGATCCGCATCCATAGGGTCAACTGAAAAACCGGCGGCAACGAAGCCGCCGGACCAGTATTATTTTTAATTTGAAAGGAATAAAATTATGCCTCTTGATCCTCGATCTCTTAGTCGGCTGGGAACGTCTCAATATGTGGCGGAAAAGGTATCTTCGTTATCATTTTTGGCAACAACTGAAGCCTCAGCGGCAATTCTTGCGGCTGGATTTTTCAATCCAGCCAGGGATTCAATGAAAGTTGGCGATGTTATCATCTGTTCTTCTGATATTGCTGCTGCTGGTGATATTTTGTTGTTGCGGGTGGATGCTGTGCCAACAACGGGTAATATTGTTGTGTCGGCTGAAAATGGCCTTGCGGGCCTCTAAACTGTAGTGCCGGGTTTTTTCCCCGGCACTCGCTCACTGGTATGAGCGGGTTGGTTATCGTTTGAATTGCAGCGAAGGGAATTTGTTAATGGCTGGTTCACGTGTTGACAGGGTAACTGTTATTGCAGATGCTTTATCGCGATTTGGCCAGCCTCTTGGGCTTGATCTTGAGAGTGACAACCCAAGGGCCGAGCGCTTAAAAAATATTTATACTGGAACATTGGCGCTGGCCTTTGGTATGCACCAATGGGAGTTTTTGAAAAAGACATTTTCATGCTCTGTGGTCTCCAAGGCAACTGATGCTATTGCTGAATCTGATGCATGGCTGAATGGGTATGGTTTTGCCCATCAATTGCCCGGTGACCTGAAGAAAAACCCGGAAGTGATTTTTGATGGTTCCGGCCATATAGTACGTGATTTTTCTATTGAGGGGCGGCGCGTATATTCCAATTGTGAAGTTATTAAGGTGACCGGCCTTGCAACGCTTGACCCTGAATACTGGCCGGATGACTGGCGTGAGGCTTTTGTGACATGGCTTGCCGGACGTTTTTCTGTGCCTGAATTGATGGACGTAAATCTGGAAGATAAGTTTTTAACTGAAGCGCTTGGCACCCCGCGCGAGCGGCCTTCAGGCGGTATGTTCGGGCGGCTTATGGCGCAGGATTTAGCCGCCAATCCGCCCGACAGCCCATTTTTAAAAGGTGATCCGTTGTCTGATGCGCATAATGGAATTTTTGGTAACCGGGGGCGGATTATATGGTAGCGCAATCGGGTAGATTTCGACCTTCGTTTAATGCAGGTGAGTGGGGACCTGCATTTGATAGCCGGGTAGATCTGAATGAATTTTATTCGGCGGCGCGGCGTATGCTTAATGTGGAGCCTTTGCCTGCGTCGGGGTTTCGGCTTATGGCTGGCTCTGTCGATAAAGGCCGTGTGCGCAGACAATTGCAATTACTGAACGGTAGCCGCACTGTCACGCCGGGGCCTTTTGTGGCCGCCGGGCAAGTAGAAATTGTCAGTTTTTCCGAGCAGGAAATTTGCGCGGTTTCATTGCAGGGATACCATGTGCTTGAAAATGTCAGCGCGACTGTTGAAGTTGAATGGAAGAATGGTGCCGGTGTCTGGCAGCAGTTAGGCGCAGCAATTACGGTTGATAATATTGTTCGAAATCGCGTGGTTGCTTTACCTCCTGGTCAATTTGTGTTGGCAACAGATATTCGCCTGATGATATATCCGACTGCGAGCGTTACCTGGTCCAATACTGACACGGTAATGTATCTTGAGTTGCCGGATTTAGCTGCGGCTGTTCGCTGTTATGATTATTCGATTTCTAAGGAAAGTTCATTCATCATTGTGGTGACTGAAGGTTGGTGTGATGTGTGGAAAGGCGGTGTCTATACGGCTTCATTTGTCACTGAAATTACAGCGGGGATGATCCCTGTTTTAAATATTATCGAGGAAGCCAACACTATTGGGTTCTTTCATAATGACCTGAAATCTTTACGGGCTTTTCGTGAGTTTAATCAGGATCATCAATGGGGTGTTGATGATTGGCCCTATAAAGAAATTGGAACGGTTGATTATGGCGGCACCTATCCGACGACCGATGACGAGTGGCAAATTTATATGCGCTATGCGTCAACCGGGCTTTCGAAAATTGTAATGGTGCTGAATGTTGGCGGTGAAGAAACTTCATCTGTTTTGCTTAATGTGGACCCTGCTGCGGCAACAAATGCCCAATGGGTTGTTTTTGCTGCTGCCTTACAATCGGCGCTGGAATCTTTGCCAAGTTTTGGGGTTGGTGTTACTGTCATACCGGCCGTTGGTGCAAACCCGGAATATATGGAGTTTATCGTAAATTTTGGCGGCGCATATTCAGGAGTGTCTTATGGTTTTTCGGCGCAGATAACAAATACTTCTGATGCTTCCGCGCTTGTTTCTCATACAAAAATCGGAAAAACTGACGGTGAGCCAATAATATCAACGGCACGCGGTTGGCCTGGTCATGCCGCATTGGTTCAAGATCGTTATGCCTATTCAAATCTGAAGGCCAAGCCATCTGGCGGGGTGATGAGTGAAAACGCTGAATATTTCAATCTGAATATCGACAGAACGCCCGATGATTCAGCATTTGTATTTGCTTATAGAAATGACCGAAACGAGACGATTAATCATCTGATATGGTCTAAATACTTGCTGGTTCTATCCAGTGACGCTGAATATTTTGTGAATAATCGAAAAATTTCCCGGAATGAACCGCTCAACTTTATCAAGGCATCTTCTTACGGATCGAGCGCCAGTGTTGTGCCGCGTGATGCTGAAGGCCTGTTATATTTCGTCGATCCAACTGGCAATGTGCTTTACCGTGCATCATATGACGATGTGCAAACAAGTTATGTTTCTCATGCGCAATCTATATTCTCTGATCATTTGTTTGTTGGTGTGGTTGAGTCTGCCTTGCGTAAGCCTGATACAGAATCATCCTCACATAGAATTTTATACCGGCGAAATGACGGGCGGCTTATTCAGGTGATGGTGATTAACAATCAAAATCTTAGTGCGTTTTCGGAATGGGGAACAGATGGAGAAATATTATCAGTGGCGGTAGACAGGCAGGACCGTGTTTTTTTGGCGGTAAAACGCACTTTTGCCGGTGGTGACGAAATTTGTTTTGAAATGTGGGATGATAATCAATGGTTGCATGGCGCAAAGAATTTTGGTGCCACAGATGTTGATGGCCTTTTAACCGGATTATCTGAATATGAAGGCCTCAATATCTGGGTGGTTGCCGATGGTTATTCGTTGGGTAAATATATGGTGGCGGGCGGGCAAATAAAATTGCCGGTTTTTTATTCGAGTGTGACGCTTGGATGGTGGACGGCACCAATAGCCGAACCGATGCCTTTTTTATTGGTTCGCGGAGATAATGAAATTGTACGGCGGCCAGGCCGTATTCATACGTTTCGCGGCGCTGTTGTTAAAACCACATCAATAGCAATAGGTGCAAATGGTGAAGCGCCGATTGATCAACCTTTATACCGGGCCGGGCAGGCTGTGGATCAACCGCAAGAGCCATATACCGGTGAATTGCATGTGTCTGGAATTTCTGGTTTTGGCGAGCCGGCCAGCGTGGTGATTACACAAACAAAACCGGGCGCTTTGCAGCTGCGTGATGTTTTGGTTGAGGCGCGGCTTTAATAGGTAAAGAAGATAAGGAGATTTTTTATGGCGAGTGTTGCTATGACTTTAATGTCATCGGTTATGGGTGGTGGTGTCGCAGCCGGGGCTGCTGGTTCTATCGGTTCCAGTGTGCTTGGTTCTGTCGGGTCGTCTTTTTTTTCGACGATTATTCAGGGTGGCATGACGCTGTTTTCAATCAATTCGCAATTAAATGCCGCTGAAGAAGAGCGCCAGGCATTTATTGCTGATGCAGAGGATGCGCAGGATGAAATTCCGCTTGAATCTATTGCCGGAATTGAGCGGCGTGCTTCCTTAAAACAGGCGGCGCATGAGGCGGTTGGTCAGCAAACTGTGGCCTTTGCGGCAAGCGGCATTGATTTGACATTCGGATCTCCTGTGCAGGCCAGAAAAGAGGCATTTTCTTCTCTGGATCGTTCGCTTGAAAGTGACAATCTAACGGAAACCACGCGTGTTAACCGGCTGAAAGAACGCTCGCGTGAGAGTTATAAAAAAGCCCGTGGAGCCAAACGTAAGGGGCAGGCGAATGCGGTGGCAACAGGCGGCAAGTTCTTGTTGGGTGCGTTGGCACGTGGATGATACATCAAGAGGCGGGGCGTGGCTTCGTCAAGCCGAGGAATAAAAAATGGCAGGTGCGCAAAAACAAAGATCGGTGGTCCAATACCAGCGGTTTAATCCGCAATCATTATTGCCGCAAGGATTGTTGGCTGTATCGCGTTCGCGTGGTGAGGTCGAGCGTTCTATTGCTGCTAATTTTGACGCGCTTGCCCGGCAGGTTGGCGCAATGGCTGATCGTCAAGCCGGTGATGAAGGCGCGCGGGCTGGTAAGATAGAGGGAGCCAAGGACGGTTTTCAGCCAACCCGCTCAAGTACAATCAGAGGCCGGGCTTATGATCAAAATGGCACCCGTACATTCATGCAAAAGCTGGATAGTGATGTGCGCCAGGATATGCAAAAGGTATATGAGAATTTTCGTGAAGATCCTCTTGGGCTGACTGGTGCTCTCGATGCGCTGCACAAGGAATATCGAAAAAAACATATATTCCCTGAAATTGAAGGTGATTTTGATGCTGGATTTTCAAAACTTTCAACCGCCTATCGCAATGAGGCAATAAGAACCGCTGATGTGAAACGGCGCCAGGTTGATCAGGCGGCCAGTGTTGAGCGGCTGAATAATTACGAAACTGAGCGCGCCAGGGTAATTGAGGGCGCGCTGCCCGGATCGCCTGATGCGGAAAAGATTATTGCATCCAGTCTTGCCGCCAGTGAGCGCGAAATTGACGATGCCGTTGCTGACGGGCGCATGACCCCGGTGCAGGCCGAGCAAGCCAAACAAAATGCCAGGCGTGAAGTGGCGGTCAGCTGGTATAGCAATCAGGCAAAAAACTTTACCACGCCGACTGAGGTTGCCAATTATCGAAAGCAATTAGGCAAAGATTTTGCGGCTGGAAAATTAAAGGGCGTTGATGATAATGCCTGGGGGGCGATTAAACGCCAATTACAACAGGCGGAACGGACGGCGGATAGTGCTGATCGAAAAGCTGCTGCTAGCCTTCGTCAGCGCGGCAACCGGATTGCAAAATCAATTGCTTTGGGGATACAACCAGCCCCCGGTGAAATTAACCAGCTGATACAGGATGGTAAAACATCCGGTGATGGCGGCAAGGTTATTGAGATTGCAAAAAACAAGATTGATCTTGCTCATTTTATTAATAACTCCACTCTGACTGATAGTGGTAAGCTGATAGCAGATATGCGCAATGCCGTGAGAGGCGGGGCCAGTGCGGCTGAGTTAGAGGTTTTGCAATTCGCTGAAAGTGCCTATGCGCAATTGCGTGATGCGGTGCAGCGTGATCCGCTCGGTGCAGCTGAAAGCCGTGGGGTCGTGGAGCGTAATACACCTTTGACTATTGTGCAGGGAAAAACGGCGGATGAATATGCCGGTGAAATTTCTGCCAGGGTTTTGTCTGCCAAGGCTGCGGGCGAATTTTTTGGGGTGCCGGCAAAAATAATGCATCCGGGCGAAGCAAAGATGATTGAGGATCATATTCGTGCCAACCCGGATGATGCGGGGCCGATTATTGAAGGTCTGATCCGTGGGGCGGAAATTGATGCGGGTGCGCTGATTAAAGAATTTGGAAAAAACGGGCCGTTGGTGGCTATGATCGGGGCGGCCAAATTATCCGGCGCTGATGACCGCACGGCCGGTGACATTATGCGTGGGGCCAGCAAGGACGCTGCTGGCAATAATCGGCCCTCTATAAAATCTCAAACGCGCTCAAAAATTCAGGTTGAAACCTATGGTGATGCGTTTATCCATCAGCCCGGTGATGGCACGCGGATGGCTGCAGCGGCGCATAATATTGCCCGCGCCCGCATTGCTGATAGTAATATTGATGTGAATGACAGTGAGGCGGTCAAAGAGATTTTTCAAGCGGCATTGCAGGAAGTGGCTGGAGCCAATTTTGTTGGTGATGTGCAATATGGTGGTTTAACCGATTATAGCGTATCGACAGGCTGGATTACATCGCGCACGATGCGGATTGTGGTTCCTGATAACGTGCGGGTGGATCGTTTTGATGATGTGATCGACGAAATCAATGTTAATGATTTGGCACATTTGCAAAATCCGCCTCTCATGCCTGATGGAAAATCTTACCAGCCGGAGCACTTTAAAAGCGCTATACCTGTGAAGGTTAAGGGCGGCTATCGTTTTGCAACAGGTGATCCCGCATCAAATGCGCCTGGATGGTTGCAGGGGCTTGATGGAGCGCCATACGTGCTTGATTTTAATGATCTTGAGCGATTGATCCGCCCGCGCCTTCCAGAGGCGTTTAAATGAGGTTAATGAATGGTCTATTTTTTTGATGATCCGGTAAAGCGGCCGGGCGATACGGATTTTTATAACCCGCCCGGAAATTGGTTTGATGCCTTTGGTGAGATGGCCGGGGCAACCAATGAGGTTATGACAGAAATTGATAATACTTTTGCGGAGAGTGACCGGTTAAAAGATGCCTATCAGGCCCGCATTGAGCGCATTCATGCCGAAACTGGCGTGATGTTGTTAAACCCCATATATTCGAGTGAGGGATATTCAGGGCGACAAACTGCTGATCTGGTGCGCCGTGCCGCAGGCGGGCGGGAAGATTTGCAGACTATGCAAGAGGCAATATTTGCTGAAAAACTGACTGAATTGCGGGAGAAATTCCCTGAAGCGGGAGATATGCTTACCCGGCCGGTGAAACTGGATGCCGATAAGATTGCGCAAGATGTTAAGATGAGGTCAGACCAGGCTGCCGCTGATCCCGCGCTTGGTCCGGTTGGTCGCTTTACCGCGCAAATGGCGGGCGGGATTTACGGTGCTGCGCAAGATCCGCTTCAGTGGGCTTTTGCTACCATTGGCGCGGGTGCCGGTGTTGGCGCATCGGTTGCCGGGCGCATCGGTCAGGTGATGCTGCGTGAGGCGGTGGTGAATGCCGGGGCCGAAAGTGTTTTGCAAATCAGCGCGCGGCGGTCGCGCAAAAGCGCCGGGCTTGATTATGGCATAGAGGATTATGCCCGCAATGTGGCGATTGCTGGAGTATTTGGTTCTGTTTTTGGTGGCGTTGTTCAAGGTGGACGTGAGGCCGGGCCGATGATTGGCAAGGCTCTTGGTTTAAAAAAACAGGCTGAAATTGATGCGTCGATCCGCGTTCTGGATAATCAGGCCCAGCCGAATGATGTGGTTATATTGGCCAAGGCAACCGGGCAGGAAATTACGCCGGAAAATGTTAACGCGATTGAGCGCAGCTTTGCCCAGGATGCTATTGATGAGGTTATTATTAATGATATTGCGACGATATTGCCGGATGATGCGCCAGCCGGTACGGCGGTTCAGATGGCCCGTGCGGCCGATGATTATTTGAATGATCCTGATGTTGCCCTGCGGCCTGAATTGATTGAGGCGCGGGCGGCGGATGCTGCTTTTGACGAAAAGCGCTGGGCTGATCTTGAGTTTGATAATGCTGTTGACGAGATGGAGCGCGAGCTTGGTTTTGTCAGTCCGGTTGATCCGCTTGAGGGGCAGTCTCTTAAGCATGACCCATTGGTTCAACAGGCTGAAACCGGTGCAAAACCGGGGCTGGCTGTATCTGACGCAACGCTTGCGGCCAAGGATTTTCCTGATCCAAAACTTGACAAAAACGGCAATGTAAAAAACCATTTTGAATTGTCGCCGTTGGTCGATGGTGATGGTAATGTTACCATGAGACCTATGGCTGAGGTGCTGCAAGTTGCAGATGAAGGCAAAAAACTGGCGGCGCTTGTCGATGCGTGTAACACATGATGATCTCACGTCTATTCACCGCTGGCGCGCGTGCGTAACTGAATCCCTAAGTGGCAGGGCAAAAGGCGCATAAGCCGTGTCAGCCCGTGAACAATTAAACGGAGTGAAACGATGAGCTTTAGGAAATGTCTTGATAGCGCGGTGGAGCAGGGGGAAATCAACGCGCGGCAGGCGGATGAGTTGGACCGTTATTATAAGGCACGGTTTGAGAAGCATCGCGGCCAAATGTCTGATACAGAGGCGCGTAAGGCGGCCCAGGCGGAAGTATCCGCAGAACTGAAAGCCGAAGCTGAATTGAAGTATCGGCAGGCCTTATTGAGCGAAGCTAAGCGGGTGGAGTTAGCCAAAATAATACAGAACCATAAGGGCTTGTTTTCCGGCGAGTCTAATATGCTTGATGCAGCGCTATCAACAATGGTGCATTTTGGTGCCAAAGGAATGCGCTCTGTGAAGGGCCGTGAGAATGGGATTATATCATTGGTTAATCGCGACCTGGCGGAGGTGATGCATCATTTCAGGAGAACAAAAATAACCGGCGTTTGGCGTAATCAGGGTGATTTGCCGGACCTGGTTAGATCACTGTCGGGTGAAAAAACTGACAATGCGGCAATGAATGCTTTTTCGGGTGCCTTAAAAGAAACGTTTGAAACACTTAGGTTGCGTTTTAATGCGGCTGGGGGGGATATTCCGCAACGGGCTGATTTTGATTTAACGCATACGCATAGCGCCAGAAAGATGATAGCGCTTGACAAGGATCGCAATGCAGCACGGATTAAGTGGAAAGCAAAAATCCGCCCGTTGCTTGCCCCGGAAAGTATGACCAACCCCAATACCGGCGCGGTTGTCGGTGAAGCAGGCATAGATGAAAGTCTGGATTATGTGTGGGAATCAATTATTTCCGAAGGGTGGGCGCATCGCACGCCGCAGGCCCGCAAATTTGGCGCGGGTTCTATTTCGACAAGATACCAGGATGCGCGGTTTTTACAATTTAAAAACTCTGATGCATGGCTTGCCTATAACACTGAATTTGGTGATCATGATGTAATCACGACGATTTTTAGCCAGATTAATTCAATGGCTCGTGATATTGCGGCAATGGAGCAATTCGGGCCAAATCCGGATGCGATGATTGAATGGATGAAGCAGGCTCTTCGTGCTGAGCTCGGAAAATCACAGGCTGGTATATCCCTGAGACCATTGGAAAAAGCTGCAAAAATGAATATGGGTCAGGTGGTTGAACACCGGATTGATTCACTTTGGAAGAATTTGCGCGGCCGTGATACGGTTTGGCAGGCCCCGGCTTCTATTGCCGGTGATGTGCGTAATGTGGCAACCAGTGCTTTTCTTGGGTCCACCAGCGTTCTGGCGGCGGCGACTGATCCATTTATTGCTGCAGCTGCTCGTGCGTTGGCCGGGCTGCCGGTAATAAAATTATCGCAGAATATTATTAAAGAAATCGCGCAAGATGCAAAAACCGGCATGGGAAAACTCGAAGCCGCCAAGCGGGCGGTGATTTGGGAGGATTATTTACATGTAATGAATGATCAGGCGCGATTTGTTGACCAGATGTTTGGCCATGAGTGGTCAAAAACTCTTGTTGATCGCTCGTTGACGTGGAACGGTTTAAAACCAATAACAGCCGCACGAAAAAGGCTGGAGGCATCCGTATGGCACGCGGAACTTGGGCGCCTGGCAATGGCAAAAACTGATTGGCTGGATATGCATCCAGCTATGAAAAAGGCTTTTGAGGGGTTTGGCCTTGGCGCTGATGACTGGCATCAAATGCGCAATGGGGTGCGTAATGATGGTTTTCTTGATCCGGGTTCTGTGTTGGACAAGACCGGCGATCTGGTGCTTGCCGAGAATTATGCTGAACTGATAGCGGGGTGGTCTGAACGATCTGTTCCAACGGGTGATCCGCGTATAAAAAGCGCCATTACCGGTGGTGCAAAGCGCGGTACATTTGGTGGCGAAGCCGCTGATATGGTAACGCAATTTTTGGGTTTTGGAATGTCTTTTACAGCCAGACAGATTGAGGCGGTTTATCTGATGTCAATTTTAGGTAAAACAACCGGTGGAAAAATAGGTAGAGGGGCTACTTATTTCACCGCCCTGTCAACTGGATTAATGATTGGGGCTGCTTTTTATGAACAATTCAAGGCAATATCTGATGGAAAGGACCCTGTGCCAATGGATACACCTGATTTCTGGGTAAAGATGTTTATCAAGGGTGGTGGTGGTGGGCTGTTCGCTGATTTTGTTGATAGATCCGAAAATCGGTTTGGCCAGTCATTCGCGGAGCAGCTGCCCGGACCGGGTATGAGTCTGGTTGGAGACACACTTGATATAACACTGGGAAATATCAAGCGATTATTTTCCAGTGAAGATCATAATACCGGTCGCCAAGTCAGTAACTATTTTGGTCGATACACGCCGGTTCTTTCATCGCATCCGGCAACCAGATTGTTGTATCGTCGAAAGATAATTGATAATTTGCAGTATTTGCTTGACCCTAATGCAGATAAAAGTTTTCGGGCGAAAAAGCGCAGGTCTCAATATTGGTTTGAGCCGGGGGACCGCGTGCCAAAACGTGCGCCAAATATTTTTTAATTTAGAATTTTTCTTCCGCTTAATCATACGGCTGAGTGTCTGTTCACGCGACCGCCGCGCATGGATTGAGTAATGGATTATTTTGGCAGAAATGTCAGTGAGGAAAAAGCCCCCGCAATTAACCCTGTAAAATATGATTCATAATTGCGGCATGTCTATTGCTAATCCAATTAATCGCGAAAACCGACAATCTGTCATTCTTGTGGCCACTGCCGGGCAAACTGTATTTTCAATATCTGATTTTAAGATATGGGATGAGGTTGATGTTCAGTTATGGCGCTCGCTTTCCGGCACGTCTGACTGGGGGGAATTAACATCTGGTTTCACGGTGACTAAGCAGTCATCGCAAATTTATGATAATTTTATTGTAACGCTCGATGCCGGCGCTTCGGCGGGTGATCGGTTTATATTTGTTTCGCGGCGGCTACATGAAAGGTTGGGCGATGTAACGCAAGGTGGAACGATTAATTCAATTGCGCTTGAGCGTGAACTTGATCGCCTTGTTACTATTCAGCAGGAAACAAGGCGCGATATTGGCCAGACTTTGCGTATGCCATTTGGCGCTTCCGGCAGTTTTATTATGCCTGAATTTGATGATGGTACGGGGCCGATTTGGGATTTAGCCGGCCAGAGATTTGTAAAAGGTCCATCGCAGGCGGATATTGCCGCTGCAAATATTTACGCGCAGCAGGCGATGGCCAGCAAAAATGACGCTGCAGTAAGTGCAGCGCAAGCCGCTGTGTTGCTGGCTGAATTTTCTACCCATTATATTGGCGCGTTTGACACCGATCCGGTGACGGACGGGGCCGGAAATCCGTTGATAGGTGGCGCACTTTATTTCAACAATATATCAGCAATTTTAAAATATTGGAATGGTACAAGTTGGGTTAACTTCACGTCAGATGTTGCTGATAACTCGATTACCAATGTGAAAATGGCTGACAATGCTATTAATACCGCCGAAATCGTCGACGGTGCGGTGACAACTTTAAAGCTTGCCGACAGTGCTGCCACTACCGCAAAAATTGCCAATGATGCCATCACCTCTTTGAAGGTTGTTGATGGGGCTATCACCACGGATAAGATTGCCGACACGGTATATTCATTACCGGCTGATCCTTCAATAGATCTCCGAGAGGGAATGGATGCTATCTATGGGGCTGGCCTTTGGAGTTACCGAACCGGAGTTGGTGTCGGTTCTGATGCAGGCCCTGCATTTGACTATTGCCTCGACTTGCTGCGTACGCGTTATGGTCGGGGGGAGGTTCGGGTTTCAGGCGCTGGCCCTATTTTGGTAACCACGCCGATAACACCGGCAAAGTTGTCTGGTAACGTGATACGCGGAATTTCATCTCAGGCGTGTCAAGTATACTATAACAGCAATACCGGCGCATTGTTTAGATTCGACGGTGCGGGCGGCTATACCGGCGGCGGCATACATGGGATAACGCTGTTTCTTGATGATGGTTTTGGGTCTTCGTTAGCGACTGGTGTTCACCTACAAGGCGATGCCACCAGCCAACCTGATCAGTTTGAGATCAGTGATCTTTATATAAATACCATTGGAACATCATATTGGTATCGCGGCCTGTCTCTTAATGGAACTGCTCGAACCTCTCCGCAGGGTATTCGGGTAGGTCACATTAAAAATATTCAGATTTTCAAGTGTCACAATATCGGGGCAATATTATTCAATGCTGTCCAATGGACCGGCAGTGGTATTGGTGTCTATGCAGGGATTGGTTCTGGTCAGGACTTCTATATTGGTGGCGGTGGGGCAACTTTAACAAATTCAACTCAATTATACTTTGATGGGATTTCAGCTAGGTTTTTGAACCTTACAAATTGTAGTGATGTATTTTTATCCGGAAAAGTATCTCAGGTGCAAACCGCCATTTCCTGTAATAATTACGATATTTCAATGCGCGTAAACACGCCAAAGAGCGGTTTAATCGGCCCGAATGGCAGGTATTTTGAGTTTTAGAAGGAGTTTGTAATATGGCAAAGCGAAAAAGGACTAAATTACTTGTGGTCCATGTTACGGCAACGCGTGCTGACGGCAAATTAACCAGTGAGAAACTGCGAAAAATGCACAAGGATCGCGGCTTTCGCGACATTGGTTACAACGAATGGATTGACCGCAAGGGGAAATTGTTCCGTGGCCGTGGTGTTGATGAAATCGGCGCTCATGTGCGCGGCTATAATTCCATTGCGTATGGTATTGCGATGGAAGGCGGTTGGAAGGTCAATGATATTACTCCGGCGCAAATGAAAACGCTCGAAAAGCGGTTGCGTGAACTTGTGGAAAAATATCATGATGCAAAGATTTGTGGTCATCGAGACCTATCACCT